AAGGAATTTTAAATCCATCTGAAATGCTGTATTCTCGCCTATTTTATGAGCCATTGGTTCTTCCTCTTTTATTTCTATTGTTTTATTTATCTGTTGGTCATTTAATGCTTCAGCTACTTCTTCTACTGTAACTAATCCTTCTTCTATTAATACTTTACCTAAAGGAACAGGTCTGTCATAGTTTATTGCTTGTTCTGCTTGTTTATGCAAAGCTAGTTTTAATTGTTTCTTATTTATATAACCTTTTAATAATAATAAATCTCCTATCTTCATACTACTACCTTAAATATTGTTTTGCCTACGTTTAGTTTCTCGTGGCTCTTTGCATTGTATGATTCTAATGATTTCTCTATATCATACATATCATCTGTATAGTTCTGTAAATCAACTTTAATACCATCTCTATTACCATTGTCATAAAATATATAACAGTTCTGTGATGCTCTGCCTGATAAGTTTAATGCTTTCTCTGAATAGTCATTAGCACCTACCATACTACTGGACCTACTGAAATTATCACCTACTCTTGCAGAATGTATATGTCCAAATATCACATAATTAATATCTATACCTCTTGCTCTATATCTTCCCATCAGTTGTGTTATACTTGTATCAATTCCTTTTTTAATACTACCATTTCCGTGTAATACCAATAAGTTTTGTCCTGCAACTTCTACAACTACTTCAGTAGGGTCGCCATCAACAAATGTTATATCAGTATCTTTGAATATATATCTTAATGTTTGAAATATAGTATAATCATAGTTATCTGATGCAATATTACCTGACCAACCCCAATCTTTCTTTACTCTACTTTCATTACCTGTTACCATAGTTACAGAAACATTAAAATTGCTGTTTAAATCCATTATTACTTGTTGTAGTATATCAACTGCTAGGAATGTAGCTTTTGCTCTATTTGTAGCCATATTTAGAAGTTCATCTAATCTTCTATCTGAATTAAGTAAATCACCTGATTGTACCATAAGCACATTAGTTACACCAAATGCTTTAAAATATTTAGTAGCTTGATTTACAAAGTGTTTACATCTTTTAGAAGCTACTGTAAAGTCATATTTGTTATGTGGTAAATCAACCAGTTCGTTAAAATGAACATCACTAAATTGTATAACACCTACACAGCTTGTTTGTTCACTATGTTTTTGTGTATATGTTGATAACTTATATTTGTCAAAAAGCTTTATTAATTGTTTGTTATATACAGAAACTGCATTTTCTACTCTTGCATATTCCCTGAATGATTTGTTTTGGATTCTATTTCTGTCTTGTGCTGATTGCTTTTGTTTAGCTAGTCTTACATTTTCTTGTATTAATTCAAGATTTTCAATAACATAAACAGACTTATGTCCACATACATTACATTCGTATCTTTGTCTGCCTTTTTCAAATCCACATTTAACTAGATTTGGTGCAAAGCAATGTTTACAAAACATATATTATTCCACTTTAGCTATTCTATCACTTAATTCTTTAGCACGTCTTGGTGTATCATCTCTAGCCCATTTACTATCTAGCATTTCTACTGAAGCCATCTGATAGTCTTTATTTGCTATGTATTTAATTGTTTTTTTAAACTTACTAAATGCAGACACACCTAACTGATAATTCATATTCATTACCACATCTCTTACTTCTTGAGGTGCAGGTAAGAACCAATCATATTTGCCTGACAATGTGTATTTAAGGTTTTCTAAATCTTCTTCTAACCATTCAGTAGCTTGTTCTTCAGTTACTTGTAGGTACTTGATCCGTTTACCATACCCAATAGTATCATAACCTGCTGTGCATTTATACACAACAGAACTGAACCCTTCGTGTTCTTTAATGTCATCTATTAAAGCCACTATTTATATTCTACACCAAATACAAATGTTAAATCACCATCTGCAAAAGTTTCTGCACCACCTACTGATGCAAAGAAATATACAGATGTAGAATCATCTTTAGCTTGTAGCATTAATGGTAGTGATGATACATTTTCATCTGTTTTTGCACTAAATAAACAAGTACTTCCCATATCAACCCAACTATTTGTTGGTGCTTCTACATAACCTAACTGTTTTGCGTGTACTGTATTACCTGCTGAAACGTCCATTGCAGCATTAGCAGTACCCATACCTCTAGCTGCTTGTTGAAAATACATTGTCATTGGTGTTATATCGCCTTGTTTGTTTGTAATAGCAACACTAACTAATTTAGAACAACCACCTAAACCTATTACTGCATCAGGTATTTCAGTTGAATCAAATAGTATATCACCATCTGCATAAGCACTTGTGTCTAATGTTGGTGTTACTTGTATTACTTTAAAATTACTTTTTCCATAAGGCATTATACTACCTCTACTTTCCAACCTTTAGCTTCGTATTGTTTAGTTAAACCTTTATAATGATCTCTAACTATAACATTACCATTACTTTTAGTAACTTTTAGTTTTTTAGCAACAGGTTTTGCTTTCTTTTCTGCTACTGGTTTAGTTTCTTTTTTAGTTTCTTTCATTTATCTCTCCAATTAAGATTTTATAATGTTACCATCTTTATCAAAACTTACTCCTCCAAACATTCCAATATTGTCTGCACCTTTACCTTTTTTATTTCTATCAATTCTGTCTGACACTTCTTGCATATAATCCATATACTTCATTTTAGAGCCTTTGTAGTATGCTTGTTGCCCTTTATCTCTATCTTCTGCTAGGCATAAGTTGTTACTAGGGTCTAACTCACAACCAAATTCTTTGTTGTTCAAATTACCTATATCTTTTTTAGGTTTAGATTTTCTTATAATATTCTTTGACATATTTTTAGTTGTCTATGGAGGGTATCCGACACCCTCCATAAACATTGATCCTTAACTATTATGAGATTTCAGTATGTATTTCAACACCGTGTAAATCAACTAATTCTGAAGCTGCCCAATAACCATTAGCAACCATATTAGTAGAAGCACCTAACTCATTTCTTTCAGTTCTTAACTCTATGAAGTTACCACCACCAAAGTCAATATATCCTGCACCTAATGCTGTTTTAGAATATATAGCACCTTTTTTTCTTCCAGTAGCACCATCAATAACTTGTGGAGAAGTAAAGAAACTAATTCCTGCTATATCAGTTACAAAACCTGCTTTGTAGAACTGCTCACCAACAGATACAGCACCACCGTGTGCAAAAGCACCAACACTAGAAGCTGTTGCTGTTAATGCAAGTTCATTTGATAAACCAAAAGAACCATACATTTGTTGTGGGTGTAATACTGCACTATAAGGTCTTGGTGCATCATTAGTTTCTAGTGAAGCAACTGCATCCATTATATCAATAAATCTTAATGAATCATCTGTACCTTTTGATGTTGCAAAACCATCAAATAAAGCACAAATATTAGCATCAAATTCAGCTGCAACTGCATTACCTAAAACTTGTCCTGCATTTACCATTAAAGCATCAGAGTTACCATAAGCTGCAAGGTCAGTTACTCTTGCGTTAATATGATTTCTTAATACCTCAACATTAGTTGCTGCTGTTGTGATACTTGTTGCTGCTACTTCTGTATCTTCATCTCCAGTAGCTTCGTTTGTTACATCACCTACACCTAACTTACTATATACTGGAAACTGAACAACATTAGAACCTTGTGCTGCTGCAGCCATTGATATAGTAGAAGGAGTAACTGCTGCTTTGTTAAATTGTACGATTGCTGCTGCAATAGTTTTACCTAAACCACCTGCTGCAATGCCTACGTCTGTATTAGCCATTTTACTTCCTTAATTTAAATGTGTTTCAACTGCTTGTTAGCCTTCATTTTCACACCAACCACTATGTGGTTTTTAATTTTATTTTATGAAACCTTTAGTAGATTCTTCTATTGCCTTACCTGCACCTTTAGGGTCTTTCATAGCAAATTCTTCCCACGAAGAATAACCACCCATCTCACCTGCTGAACCAGTAGTGGCTCTTGCAGTTGATGTAGAAGGTGCATTAACATTAGTAACACTACCAACGTAAGTTTCTAGTTTATTTAAATCACCCAAACCTTCTGCTATTGACTTGTGAGTATCATCAGTTAATTTACTCATTAATGATTCTCTTTTGTCTGTTTGATAAGTATTCCATTTATCAGCTTCAGTTTTAAATGTATCTCTTTCTTTACTAACAATATCAAGTGCTTCTTTTAGTTTACCATCTTCAACCATTTTAGCTTCTTGTTGTTGTTTAGATGTCTGATTCATTTTGTCTATCTGTGCTTGTAACTTCCCGATCTGATTAGCCATTTCATTTTTAGATGAAACAACTTCTTGGAATCTATCATAAGGTACATTCTTTTGACTAGCTTCTGTGCTAGGATTTGTTTCAGTATTTTCATTACTGGTAGTTTGAGTTTCTACATTTTCATTTGACATATTTAACCTCTTTTGTGAGTTTTTATTGAAAATTCTTAATTATAATATAATTTTATAATTGTAAAATAAAACAATTATTTTTTACCTATCTTATGTTTTGTCGTTTTATTCTTACCAAATATCTTTATTAAACCTTTACCATTATACTTTTCTGCTTCTTTAAATAAGTAAGATTGTACACCTTTAGGCAATGGTTGATCTGCACTTGTCAATACTCTACCCATATCCATTAACCATTGTACTCTAGCACCAAATGTTGTCCAACCTATTTGGAAGCCATCTCTCATTGTTTTAATTAAACTGTAATCTCTTAATAGATCAGATGTTAATACGGGTGCTTTACTACCAGCATACTGTGATGCTTGTCTTTTAAACTTATTTGCTTTCTTTCTTGCACCATACTCTGCTGTATAAGATTTAAATGCTCTACCATACACATCTTTAGCACCTTTAAATATATGTTTTCTATATTTATCTCTAACTTCAGGACCTACATCTATAAAAAATTTCTTATCAAGCATTTTCTAACCTTTTCTTTGCTTCTTTAGGGTTATTAAAACCACCTTCTTTTGATTGTATTTCCCATTTATGTCTGCAATTAAAACCACCACCATCTACTAAAGATTCTTCCCAATCTTCACCTCTACTAACTATATCTGCTCTTGTTATAGCACCTGCTCTAGCATATTTTAAACATTCAGGTCTAGTTCTATCATCAATAGGACCTATATATACATATTTAGTATTATCAGGTGCAACGTCCATCATCTGATTAGTTACCATTCTTGAATATGTGTTTAATGTAGTATTCACTACTGTTTGCATCTGTGCATTAGATATGCTAGATACTGCAACCTGTTGTGTTATTTGTTTAGCAGTTAGTCCTGCTTGTAGTCCTTGTGCTACCTGTGTTCTTATTTGTCCTGATACATTTCTTATAATAGCACTATCAAATAATTCTTCATTTAACCTAGCAAATGCAGATAACCCTCTACCATCTATATCTGCAAAGTTTATTGTGGATTCTAGCACCTTCCTGTGTGCTTCTGCATATATTGAAGTAGCTTTTTGTACTTTAGCTTTTAAAGTTCCTTCTATATCTAATAAAATAAGTGAATCTATGAAAGCATTTAAATCAGTTACTTGTGTGCCTAGTCCAACTAATGATGCTACTAATTCACCTTTAGCAGTATCCATTATCCTTGCTATTTGTTCAGAAGCAGTATCTATGTCGTTTTGATTAGCCATTATACTATATCAGATACTTTTTTTCTTTTCTCCCACATCTTACAACTCCAGTATCTTGCTTTAGTTTTATCTTTTGCTGTATCGCATTTGTGTCTTGCTCTGAATGATTTACGTTTAGCATCACTAAATCTTTTAATAGATAGATTAGGATCACCAAACATAACCTTCTTCACTTTATCACCTGCTTTAACATAAACCTTAAACTTCTTTCTACCATAACCTGATTCACCTTTAGTTATCCTTGAAGGTTTATCTAGTGTTACTTTTTTTCCTTGATATTCAGCCATTATTCTACTGGTTTAGCTAATGCTTGTAGTAATGAACTTTCAGGTGTTTCTGCTTCCTCATCATCTTCCATTTCAACAGACTTTCTATCAAACAAATGATCCTCTGCTTCTTCCCTAGTTAAGTCAGGATTTCTTTGCATCATTATATCAGCTAAATCAATAAGTCCGTTTGCTAATTCCCAATCCCATTTCTCACGTTGTTCTTTATCACTTAATATTTCTATTGATTCAGAGAAGTCTACATCTTCTAAATCACCTGCATCTTGACCAACCTCAACTGCTATAATTAATCTTTCTAATTCAAACAGTTCCTTTTCTGTATTTCTCCAACGTGTAACATCTGACTTACGTTCATCTGTAAGTTCTATATTCCTCATCTTTAAAGCTACACCACTACTTGCTGTGCTGCCCTCTACAAAGCTAATGGGCAGATGGTAGTTTTGTGATAGCATTTTATAAGATGATTGTATGGATTCATCAAGTGCTGGTATTGCATTAGGAGGACTTACAATGCTTATACTACCATCTACACCCAAAAAGTTAATCTTGTCTTGACCTACTTGCATAGTATCAGGATCAATACCTGAACCATTAACAAACAAATAGCCAAATGATTGAAACATTACATTAGCATTTTTATTAGTTTCAGCAACGTTAATACCTAGATTAGTAGATATTAAATCATTAGAAGCATTAGTATCTAAATAACTAAATTCAGGTTTACCATCTCTAAAGCACTCAACAAATGGTAAACGACCATAAGGGTTAATCATATCAGGGTTGTCATCAGTTGTATATGTCTTACCATTGTTATCAAAAGTAAAATGACTTTCACTATCCCAATAAGCATACAATTCAGGAGTATCATCTAATACAGTATCTTTCTTTGCAATAGGATATATAATAGCAACAGGATTTAACGGGTCATCTTCAAATATAGGTTCATAGTCAGTAATAATATCATATTCAATATGCCCACCATTGTCGCCTATTCTCCAACAAGGTTTAACCAGTACAGCATCAAGCAGGTTACACATACGTTCTAATCGTTGTAGTTTTAAGTCTTTGTGCATAAAGAAGTCAGTAACATCTTCTCTTGTATATCTTCTAATAGGTGGTGTCATATAAACCAAGCTAATACGGTCAATAATACGTCTAGTAATGTTTATATTACCTGTAACTACTTTGCTTAATGTTGTTTCACTAAAGTAATTAGATGTGTATGAAGCAGT